GATGCTGTGGTAGAGTTGGGTCGACTTGGTACCTTGCTGACTATAATGCAATCAAGAGAAACAAGTAAAATCAAGATAGAAATAAGGAAGAAACAACTTGCTAAAAGAATACGGACTTGATGTCCAAAGACTATTTTTAGAGATGATGTTGGAAGATGCGTCCAGCTATGTGCGCATTCAAAATATTTACAATCCAGAGAACTTTGACCGAAGCCTGCGCAAAGCCGCAGAGTTCATCAAAGAACACAGTGACAAGCACAAGACCATGCCCGACAGGTTGCAGATTTCGGCAACCACTGGAGTTAAACTTGCGCCAGTTCCGGATCTAAATCAAGGCCATTATGATTGGTTTATGGAAGAGTTTGAATCGTTTACAAAACGCCAGGAACTTGAACGTGCTATTTTAAAGGCAGCAGACTTGCTGGAAAAAGGCGACTTTGATCCTGTAGAGAAACTGATCAAAGATGCTGTACAAATTAGCTTGACCAAGGACATGGGCACAGACTACTTTGCTAATCCTTCAGCCAGAATCAACAAGTACTTCAACTCTGGTGGACAAGTATCAACAGGCTGGCCACAAATGGACAGGCTGTTGCATGGTGGATTCAGTAGAGGAGAACTAAACATCTTTGCAGGCGGATCAGGTTCAGGCAAGAGCTTGGTTATGATGAATATCGCACTCAACTGGCTACAACAGGGATTGAGTGGAGTTTATATCACATTAGAACTGTCAGAAGAGCTCACAAGTTTGCGTACAGATGCCATGCTAACACAGACAAGTACCAAGGATATTCGTAAGGACATTGACACAACCACAATGAAAGTGCTGTTGGTAGGCAAGAAGTCGGGCAACTATCAAGTCAAAGGATTGCCAGCACAGAGCAATATCAACGACATTCGTGCTTACTTAAAAGAGTATCAAATTCAGACAGGTAAGAAAGTGGACTTTGTGATGATTGACTATTTGGACTTGTTGATGCCAGTAAGTGCAAAAGTCAGTCCCAATGACTTGTTTGTAAAAGACAAGTATGTGAGTGAGGAACTGCGTAACCTGGCCAAAGAGCTGGGTGTGCTAATGGTCACAGCATCACAGTTGAACAGAAGCGCAGTAGAAGAAGTTGAGTTTGATCACTCGCACATTTCGGGCGGTATCTCTAAGATTAATACTGCTGATAATGTGTTTGGTATCTTTACAAGTCGGTCAATGAAAGAGCGTGGCAAGTATCAAATACAATGTATGAAGAGTCGTAGTTCAACAGGCGTGGGACAAAAGATTGACCTGGAATACAACATTGAAACCATGCGCATTACAGATGAGGGTGGAGATGAAGGCACAGGTTACAACAAGCCTCAGAGTAGCATCATGGACACAATCAAAGCACGTAGCCAAATAACCACTGTTGATACTGAAAGCACTAAATCTACCAAGTGGGAGAAGCCCACAGGCACACATGCCTGGGAGTATCAAGCAGGGGGTAAGGAGTTAAAATCAGAAGACACAGAAAAAGTCACAGCCGACGTGCAAAGTGCAAAACTCAAGCAATTGCTGGGTCAAATTAAGAAGTCATAATATGCAAAACAACATTTATTGTCCAATGATTCATGGTGGGCTCAACATCGATATTAAAAATTCTACTAATAAATTAACATACAATCAATGTTGTTTAAGTACAAATAGTCTAAATCTGTCAGATGAATCAACAGTTGACTGGAACCACGAAAACTTACAGCAACTACGAGAAAAAAATAATCGTAATGAATGGCATCCTGAATGTTGGCAGTGTGAACGTTTGGAAAAAGCTGGATCAAGAAGTTTTAGGCAGGCCATGATTGACAAATTTGGAGTCAAACAAAACTTAACTGGTCCACAACGTATTGATTTATTATTTGATCGAAATTGTAATCTAGCATGTAGAATATGTGGACCACACTCTAGTACATTCTGGACCAAGCATCTTAAAGACAACAATCTTTACACAGCATCTTTTCCGGCAACTGATAATCTGTTTAAAATTGAACAGATGTTAAGAAATTTAGATCTTACAAATCTTGAAATGGTTCAATTCTGTGGCGGTGAAACTCTGATGGGTAATACCTATTGGCATACTGCCAACCTTCTAAGTAAATTGGTGCCTGATGCTAAAAATCGATTGCAGTTGGTTTTTCAAACCAACGGGACTCAACCCATTGACCCTAAATATTTTGATATTATTGAAAAATTTAAATTAGTAAAACTAATGATTAGCATGGACAGTACTCAAAATAGATTTGAATATTTGCGTTGGCCAGCTGACTGGAATCAAGTTGCAAACAACATTTTAGAACTACGCCAATCTTTGCCGAGTAATGTGATGTTTATGGTTCAAGAGACTATCAGTTGTTTAAATTTGTTTTATTTTGATGAAGTTTCTACCTGGGTCAGTAAAAACTTTAACTCTAATCGAGAAGGGGATGTAGTTAATTATAGCGCACAATTGGCATCCCATGAGTATCTTGATGTCAGACACATCACACAAGAATATGCAAATGCGTTAGCAGGCACCAAACAGATTCATACCATTGGTGACAATTGGAAAGAAAATCCCAAAGCCATAAAAAGATTCATAACACAAACTGAAAAATTTGACGCCTTAAGAGGTCAGGATTGGAAGAAAACCTTTCCTGATATTGTGGACTTTTACAGTAGATATCTATAATCAACTAGCAGTTGTAACCGCAGTCCATCCAGTGGTGCCATTGGTGTTGACATACATTCGATTATTGGTTGTGCTGCCGTCACTGCGCAGGTACAACGATCCCTGAGCGGCACTTAGTGTGGGCACACCTGATCCAAAGAACACACCAAAGTTTGCAGTGGTCGAAAATTGATAGCCTGCACCTGCTGAGCCGCCAGCCGGAATAGCAGTAGCACTCATTGCAAGCACTTGTCCGTCAGTTCTGATATTGCCGCCAGTTACATTACCTAGTGCAACCACTTGTGAACCTGTTGTTAAATTACCGGCGATAACATTGGCAGTTAAACTAACATTTCCAGTCACGGCAACGTTGCCCGACGTGATATTGCCAGCGGCGCTGATTAATCCACTAGTGCGTAGGTTACCTCCAGTTACATTGCCAGTTGCAGTCATCAACCCAACTGTGCTGACATTACTTCCAACTAGATTGCCGGTAGCTGCTAAAAATCCAGCAACACCAAGCCCTGATGTGGAAATTACTACCACGTTGGCAGTACCGCCAATGGTTGCTTGTATATTTCCACTTGGTAACTCAATTGCCATTTGTGTGGTGCCTGACACAATATTTGTGGATGCTGCCACCCCTGTTAATAATGCACCGTTACCAAGCACATACCCTCCAGCAATAATATTACCATTGGTTGATAAATTACCACCAGAGATGTTGCCAGTAGCACTAATCAGACCAGTGACATATTCACCGGTGCTGGACCAATGTACAATATCTGATGTGCCTGCGACCCCAATGGTTACATTGCTATTGGCAGCAACAATTACATTACTACTGCCATTTGTAATAGCGGTGCCACTGGAAACTGTTATGCCAGTCAACTGACTTCCGTTACCAATAAAGTGTGAGCCACTGATATTGCCAGCAGTTACTATATTACCACCAGTCACATTGCCAGTTGCTGTTACATATCCGGCTGTAAGCAAATTTCCACCTGTTAGATTTCCTGTGAATGTTTGTGTAGTAGTAACTATGTTACCAACTATGTTGCCACTAACAGAAAGACTGCCGGCAATAGTAACTGAATTAGTATAGTAATTTAACGGTCTGTTTAGATCAAACATGGTGACAGTTGTGCCACCACTATTGGTTTGGAATGCAAACTCATATGTGCCAGTGGCAGCAAATGTAATGGTATTACCTATCATGCCTTGAACACCTGTGGTGCCATACAGTGTGGTCATGCCCGAGAATGTAACAGTTCTACCAGGAGCATCTATTACCAGTTGTAGTTTAATATATCCAAAAGCCGGAGCAGTTGGGAAATTGCCAATGCTGACATTGATGTTGCCTGTTGTTGAAATAGTTTGGTAGTGTCCTGCACTGTAATCCACCACAATAGATCCTGCTGTGGCAGTGATAGCAACTGACGTGGCTGAAAAGTCTTGAATTTTGGCTGCATAAATCAGCGCATCATTCATGTTGTTATCTAATGTGGTACCAGTCAGTGCGGCCTTTAATACAGCTTTGCTCTGAAGGTCGTTGATTTCGTCCTCAGCATACTGAAAGTTGACTTTGGTGTTGGTGAAATTGTCACGAAAGCCTTGCGTATTATTGGGTTGTCCGGCCACCGGATACGAAGCATCTATATTCTCTGGGTTGATCTGACTGGTCATTATTGTTCCTTTTGCTTTGCAAGCAGTAATAGATATTTATTAGAATTTTGCACCCACTAAATAATACAAATGAATAATACTAACACTGTTTGCCTAGAGCCATTTAAAAATCTCAGCATTGAATTCCGTAACAATAAACCTGCTATTGCTCCATGTTGCATATATCCATTGGCCCAGGCTGAAACTGTAGATTTTGTAAACAATGCCAACTTGGTCAACATCCGACAACAATGGATTGATGGAACTCCGCCAGCTGGATGTAAATCGTGTACTGAAATGGAAAGTCAAGGGTTCCCCAGCCGCAAACAAATCGCCGCTGACAAATGGGCATGGAATAACACTCCAATTCGGCCTGGAGATATTCCCACAGTTGAACTAACAAAAATGGATTACTGGGTCGGCGACATTTGCAATTTAGCCTGTATCATGTGTGGTCCTAATAACAGCAGTTTGTGGAAACAAGAACTTGGAGTTATCAAAGACGAAAAAAAATCTATAGTAAATCGCGCCTGGAAAAACTTAGATTTAAGTCACATAGAAATTATTCATTTATGGGGCGGTGAACCGTTTCTCAGTAAGGAACACGTGGAATTTCTACAAGCACTACCAAACAAATCAAAGGTTACTTTATACTATACCACCAATGGTACAGTACAGCCCAGTCCAGAATTGCTAGAAGTATGGAAAGAATGTAATCAAGTTGACGTTTATTGTAGTTTGGACGATATTGGCCCAAGATACGAGTATATCAGATATCCAGCAAACTGGACACAAACTGTAGAGAATTTTCAATGGATGATCAACAACTGCGGAGAAAATGCCCGCTACGGAATCAACAGTACTATAAATGTTTTAAGCCAATACTACGTTGACGAAATCACTGACTGGTTTGCAACAAATTTTAAACATGATAATCTGGGTCGACTAATAAAGCACAAATTAAGTTCGGCGTTTGGACCATTGTCTGCAGCCAGTGCTCATGACATTGTTATTGAACATCTTGGCAAGATAGATCAACGTCGTGGAACTAACTGGCGTGAAGTTTTTCCCAAGGCAGCAGAACAAATTATCCTACCAACAAATACTAAATAATACAAAGGCCCCGGAGTAATGCAAAGAAAGACACGCAGTTTGTTGGAAGAATTAGACTCAATGTATGTTGAGCGTGATCGTCGCCTAATTATTGAAAGTAGAGCCGACAATATTATCTCAAGTGCCATTAGACTAGTAGAACAAATTGAAAAAGAATTTGGTGCCGAGCAAGCAGATAATCTCACAAGAAAATTGCTCAATGCCATTAGAACAAAGGATGCTGGAAAGTTTTCTAGATCCGTTAGGAAAACCAATGCAGATTCATGAAATAACACGACGCCGCGTAAACGAAGCTGGCATAATGGGACAAATTGGCAGCAACATTGCCACGGGCCTGGCCAATAAATTGTTGCCTGGATCAGTTCCTGCAGACCAATTTGCAGGCGCACCTGTGTCAGCAAATCAACGTCAGGCCGCAGCCGGTGAAATGAATCGATCATTGTTAGAGCCATTGTCCAAACAAATGCAACAACGCTGGGCTCAAGTGGTACAACAACTTGTGAGCACTTCGAAGTCAGTGGCAGATCCCAAGATACCTGCCACTGGTGCAGATCAGTTGGCTCCCGCAGAACTCACACAAGAATTTGAAAAATTCCTAAACAGCTTGTTTGCTCCCAGCATTGACATTGCTGGGCTTGCGGCCTTGAGTGACAACAATGATGCACGTATGTTATCACAACAGTTGCCAGCACAAATTCAAGCCGCAATTGATGTGACCATGGATCCCAAAACCAATGCTGGCCAAGCCAAAAAAACCTGGATGGATTTGGCAACGTCAGTGCAACGTGCAAAAAGCATAGCACAATTCAGTGGCACTCGACGAACAGCTTCCAGCAGAATAACTCCACAGTCTCAACAAGTTGTTGATAAATTGGACCTAGACGACAATCAAGTTGCACAAATGCAACAAATGGCAAGAGATCCAGCATCGCTGGCAGCGTTACAACAATTACTTGGCATGAAGAAATAAATTATGTATCTCAAAGAAGGCGGAAATGTCTTTAAGGACAAACAAGGCAACCCATTAACACAGCGCATCAATCAGGCGGATGTGCCTGCCACCATCAAATACATTGAAAATGTTCTGGGAATTGATTTTCCACCAGAACGCTGGCTGGGATCCACAGGACGCAAGCCCACATCCGGCGACTTGGATCTTGGGGTGGACCTGAATGAAATTTCAAAAGATCAATTGGCCACAGCACTACAACAGATTGTGACTAGCCAGGGATTAGATCCACGTGAATGGGTGGTTAAAAAGGGCGAAGTACATTTTAAAACTCCCATTTCCGGAGACCCTGACAAAGGCTATGTACAAACAGACTTTATGTTCTTTCCCAACTTGGATTGGGGCACGTTCTATTATGGCGGTGCAGAAGGTTCGGCATTCAAGGGCATGAACCGTAATGTGCTAATGAGTTCAATGGCCAAGGCCCTGGGGTTCAAAGTGGGTGCAAATGGCATGTTCAGTCGATCAACTGAAGAACTGGTTAAAGGCGGTCTAGATCCCACCCATGTGGCACGAATGTTATTGGGTCCTGCATTCACAAAAGAAAATTTAAAGAATGTGGAAAGCATCTACGCCGCATTGAGCAATGATCCCAATAAAGATGCCAAGCTAAAAGACTTTCGTGAATATCTAGCACGTGAAGGATTAAAAGAACCACAATTGTCGGTGTCTGAAGATGATGTGGGATTCCTGGGTCGCTTGCGTGATCGTATTGTTAATCGTGGTTATGTTGCTCTAGTAGAAGCAGAAGAGCCTGGAGTAGGCGGCAGAGCCAAGGGCATTGAGCATCTGGAAGACTATGTGTTTCGTAAAGGCACAGCTGGCATACAGCAAGCGTTAGAAATTGTTGCTCACGCTACCGAAGCACCTAAAAAAACTACCACTGCTAAATGGGACGGTAAGCCTGCTGTGATCTGGGGGCGTAAACCTGCCACAGGCGAGTTTGTGCTTACTGATGCATCAGGATTTGAAGCCAAGGGCTACGATGGTCTTGCTACCAGTCCCCAAATGATGGCCGCTATCCAACGCACACGGTCCGGCAGCCGAGACGAGCTGATCAACTTGTATGCACAGCTATTTCCGGTACTTGAAGCCACACTACCGCCTAACTTCCGAGGCTATGTCAAGGGCGACTTGCTGTACATGGCAACACCCCCAGAAATTGCCGGCAACTATGTGTTCCGTCCCAACACTATCGAGTACAAAATTCCAGCTCAAAGTAACTTGGGTCAGCGTATTGGCAACAGTGATATTGGCGTTGCGGTACACAGCATGTATTCAGATGCGGGCGATGCACGACAGCCATTAAAGGGTGTGACGTTTATTGAAGTTCCTGGACTCATGTTAGAGCGTCCTGCAACACCATCTGCACTGGCAGTAGAACCTGCCAAAGTTAAACAACTCAAGCAGTTGATTCGCACAGATGGTGCTGCCATTGCCACCTTGTTTAATCCTGCTGAATTACGAGCACACAAGATCACTGACCTTGCCAAACTATGCGTGGACTATATCAATACCAAGGTTGGTGCTCCACTGAATCCACAAACACTGTTGCCCGAGTTTGGCGAATGGCTACAAAGCAAAGTAACTCCCAGCAAGTTCCGCAACATTGTGGAGTACCTGGAAAGCCCCAGTAGCAATACCCCTGCCTTGGCCGCTGCCTTTACTGCGTTCTTGTTGTTGCATGATCTAAAGATGGATATCCTAAAGCAAGCAGATCTAGAGCATCCCGGGCAAGAAGGTTGGGTCATGGCCACCCCTGCAGGCTATGCCAAAGCTGTGAATCGCTTTGATCCCAATGCTTTTGCCGCACAAAACCGACAGAGAAATAACCCTCAACCCACGTGATTTTTCCAAATTGACTAAATAAAAGCAGACCCGTAGTGGGTCACAAACTTAAAGGAAATTTATCATGGCATTTTTAACCCCCGTAAATGGCGATTCCCAACCGGTATTCGCAATCGATGTACAAAACGGCCCAGTAAGCCCATCAGCTTCTACAGCCGCTACACCAGTCAACCTAGCTGGTCCTAAGTTAGACTTCTTCCGTGCTGTTGCTAACACTACTGTTGTTTCACAACAAGGTGTTCAAGAGTACGTTGGAAACGTTATTCAGGCTATCCAACAAACTGCTACAATCGCAATGTATCAAGTTGACGGTACAGTGTTGAGTTTCGCTACTTACCCAACAGGTGCTTTCGCTAATGCTTCTACTAACACCAGCGCCGCTGTGTTCTTGGCAGCTGCCAACATTACCTACAACGGTTATCAGTTGGACAGTGCAACCAGCGTTGGTTTCAAGTTATCGACCTAATCAATTGCTGATTAACAACAAAACCCAGGTTAGAAATATCCTGGGTTTTTTGTTGGCCGTTAAATACTCGTATAATGCGAATACTCTGTAGAACTCTGTTTGATTGCTCGGCCACTGGCATCACAGGTCATTTTAGGCCCAGCCAAGTGCCATTTCGGGATGGTGCTGGCAACACAATTAATAATCAGCACGATTGGACATTTGCCAGGAATCAGCAACGTAACTGGGAAACTCTAAATCAATTGATTAGCCTGCGTACCCAACCACTGAATGTCACGCCCAATGGCTGTGACTCAGGCACCTGGCAATTTGAATTTGAAGTTGAACACGGAGAAGTTTATAGTACCACTGGCTATGCCGGAGACTTGACCGGACTGGTAAATGAGTGTGCAGGTGTGCCCATGCTCACAGGACTCACAGAAAATCTCACCGAACAAGCGGTACTAGTTACCTCGGGACCAGATCAGAACATTTGGTTTGAACCCATAAATAAATGATGGGAGCCTATAATGGACACAACTGATATTGAGAAAAAGAGTCTTGAAGCGCACGTTGAATTGTGTGCCGAGCGATATAAATTGCTAGAACTCAAATTAGAGACTCTCGAATCTAATGTTGACAGTTTAAAAACCACCATTGACGAAGTGCATAATATAGTGCAGGAGATGGCTGCCAAACGTAACGATCAGTTGGTTACCTGGGGATCAGGCATCATTGGCATGCTGTTGGCCACTGTTGGATGGCTAGTCACAACGTATGTATTTAAATGAACAAACAAAACAAGCTAGAAGCCTTTGCCGCAAAAGAACTACTCAATCTAACTGACAAGTTGATTGTGAGTGATGGGCGCGGTGGCATTATGGCTTTTGGCAAATACAATATCATACCCACAGACTACAAGTTTATAGTGAGTATTAAAAATCAAGATCCCATAACATTTGGCAGCAAGCGCAGTGCAATCAGCTGGTGTATTGCAGACCAACACAATCAACTCACACTGGCACGAATAATACGCACACTAGATACCAAAAAACATAGTCTAGCGGCGGATATACACTGTCGCAAAACACTTGCAGACCGTAGCAAGCACGAAGATTTTTACGAAGGTGTTTCCATCAAACTTCAACGCAAGATTGATCAAATGGAAACAGTTGATGCCGAATTAGAGAAATGTTTAAATTCGGCTAAATATATGCAAATTAGAGGATTCTCAAATGAAACTGCAAGAACTGGCCGCTCCGTCGCCAACAAAACAAATCGCTAAAGTTTTCGAAAGTT